TCCGATCGACCAGCAGAAGTATACCGGAATGCGCCTGAAACACCAGATGGACATCGACGAGATGGTTTACGCTGGTGACATTCCGTTGAACTACCCTGGCCTCGTCAACTCCTCACAGATCACGCCGACCAACGTGGCTGTGGGAACGGGAGCGGCACGGCATGGACCACCAAGACTCCCGACGAGATCTTGGCCGATGTCAATTCGCTGGTTACCACGACCTGGCAGACCAGTGCGTGGGCGGCCATTCCCGATCGGCTCTTGCTGCCACCGGCCCAGTATTCATACACCGTCTCGCAGAAGGTGTCGAATGCTGGTAATGTGTCCATCCTCCGATTTTTGGAGGAGAATAACCTTGCCGACCAGAACGGCGGATCGCTCAAGATCCTTCCGGCGAAATGGCTGATCGGTATGGGCGTCGGCGGCACTCCCGGTCAACTTGGAACGGTCGATCGCATGATCGCCTACTCCAAAGACCGAGAACGCGTCCGCTTCCCGATGACTTTGCTGATGCGGACCCCGCTTCAGTATGAGTCCATCTATCACAAGACCACCTACTTCGGGCGTCTTGGGGTGATGGAGTTCGTGTATCCTGAGACTGTGGGATACGCGGACGGACTGTAAACTGGAAGGAGGTCACATGTCTACCGTCCAAGTCAATCTTGCCCATTCATTCAACCTTCGGGTCGTCGTGGACAAGAACGTCGTTACGTTCCCGCTTCGGCGGGGACTTAACTGGATCGACAGCTCGTTGCGGGACACACCGGAATACAAGGCGATGATCGAACGCCTCGAGCTGCCCATCGAAGCAGTGCAGGCACAACTCGTCGATCCGGTTCGAGGGATCAGCGGCGGCGTTCCAGTCAACAGGGATGCCGCCGTTGCGGAAGCGAAGCGCAACGCCGAGCGCGTCGCCGAGGAAAACAAGGCGTATGAACGGCGCAAGCAAGAGGAAGAGGATGCGGCCAAAGATGCGGCTAAATCCTTGGAAGACGCGTCCGCCGAACAGGGGGCGCAACCACGAAAGGCCAGAGGGAGGAAGTGATGCCTTTGAAGGAAGGTTCATCGAAGTCGGAGATTTCGGAGAACATCCGAACAGAGATGCATCACGGAAAACCCCAGAAGCAGGCCATCGCCATTGCCATGCGTAAAGCAGGCAAGTCAAAGGAAGACGAATATCGCCCTATTGGCGTTGGACCTCCGGGATTATCCCTCGATGAGATCCAACGCCGGGCGAATGAATTCTGGAGTCGCAAGCGGTGACGACCAACACCCAGACATTCAGGGACCATTACCCCGAGTTCTCCGATATCGGGGTGTATCCCGAGAGCATGGTCAAGTTCTATCTCGACTGGGCATACGACATGCTGAACAATCGCCCTACCCAAGATCCCAATTTCTGCGGCATTCCAGGTCCGCCGCGATGGGGCATCATGCTCGATCGATACGCGGAATTGTGGTGTGCCCACAGTTGTGCGATCGAGGCTCAAGCGAAACAGACGGCGGATGCTGGGGGCATCCCCGGATATTCCACAGGTGCGGTGTCATCGGAGACGGTCGGGCCGATCGGCGTGACCTACAACGCATCGGTGGGCATCGAAGAGAATTCCGGGTGGTTCGGTCTCACTTCCTACGGCAACCGGTTGTTCTCCATGATCTTGATGGTCGGCTCTGGCGGTCTGGTGATCTGATGGTCGCGCAGCCACGAGCCACTCTCACCATCATGGAAGATAACATGCCATTGGTGCAGACGTGGGTTAATTCCTTGAGGAAAGTCAACGTGTTCATCGGAGTGACCGATGAAAATGATGCTCGGGAGGAAAGTCACATCGGCAACATCGCCTTGGCGAATATCATGGAGAATGGAGCCCCATCCGAGAATATCCCACCGCGTCCGTTCATGAAGCCCGCCATTGCGTCTATCAAGAATGAGATACGAGGGAGACTCCAGATCGCGGCAACTTACCTGTATCAGAAGAAAAATGACAGAGCCCGACAAGTATTGAACGGCATCGGGATCAAAGGTGTGGCGGCGATGCGTCGCATGATGGAGTCGAACATTCCTCCTGAGTTGGAACTCAACACTTTGAAGAAACGCAAAAAGCGTGGGATTGCGAGGGCGAGCACACTGATCAAGACGAAGCAATTATGGAGAGCCTTGTCCTACAAGGTTAAAGGCGTCTAATGCCTCTCATCGATGTCAATCGAGTTCTGGCGAACCCGCTCTTCTATACGCGGTTCGACGTGTTCCGCTACGACCAGCAATTGGTCGATGGCGTGACGCAGATCGCCAACCCCCGAGACTATCGTGGCATCACCGGAGTGGTGACCGCAGTTCGTGGCCGAGAACTCGAACGGTTCCCCGAGGAAGAACGACTGAGCGGTGCCATCCAGGTCTATACCAAGTTTCGATTGACGGGTGGCAAGGGATCGACATCGGCTGATGAGATCGAGTGGCCCGTTAAATCTGGGACTTATTACATCGTCATTCAGGTGGATGACTGGACCGAGTACGGACGTGGATTTGTTCAGGCCATTTGCGTGCTCGGACAATTGAACCCGAGGAGATGATGGTAGACAACCCCATAGACGACATTCCGACCAATCGTCCGATCCCGCCACCCCCCTGGGATCAATGGACGCAACCCGACAGTCGCCAGAGCGGGTATATTCAACCTACACCAGACAGTCCTCCTTACATGGAGGACTACGACATTGAACACTTTCTTCAACAGCTCGTGTTCGGTGTCACGGGATTGCCGACCAACATGGTTCGCCCCCTGTGGCAGGAATTGCCGCCGAAATCTCCTGAGCGCAACATCGACTGGTGTGCTATCGGCATTGTCGATGAAGAACCTGACGATAACGCTGCATTCGTCCATCACCCTTATTCTCCACAGAACGTGTTGGGGTATAGTGAGATGCAGCGTCACGAGGAGGTGAAGATCCTCGCGTCGTTCTACGGTCCGCATTGCCGGGGGTATGCTCACCTGTTGCGTGACGGATTATCGGTCGCCCAGAACCGCGAGTCGATGTTTCTGAATGGCATGGGATTTGTATCTTCGGGGAAAATACGCCAGGCCCCGGAGTTGATCAACATGGCGTGGAGACGGCGATACGACTTCGACTTTGTCATTCGACACGTCGCCGTTCGTTACTACCCAGTGCGCAATCTGCTGACGGCGCACGGCACCATCCACAAAGACAACGGGGATGTTGAGGATTGGGCCACCAAACCTTACCCAGAACCGAAGTCGGATCAATTGGAGCTTCCATTAGGAGGAAAGCATGGTTAAGGGACTTGATGTCAGCGATGTCGTAAATGTCCAGGTTGTCATCCAGCCCCTGGCCGCACCGCTGCGTAACTTCGGATCGTTGTTGATCTTGGGCGATAGCCCAGTCATCGACACGACCGAGAGATATCGGATGTATTCAAATCTGACGGAGGTGGAAGACGACTTTGGTGTAAGCTACCCGGAGAGTCTCGCTGCCGATCTGTTTTTCAGCCAGCGGCCGCAACCGTCGATCTTGTATATCGGTCGATGGGCTCAGGATCCTACGTCGGCGGTCTTGCATGGTGCGATCCTCTCGCCGGCGCAGCAATCGATCCAGAATTGGCTGGGCATCGCCGATGGCGCGATGAACCTCACCATCGACAACCACACCATCGGGTTGCAGGGAATGAACTTTACGTCCATCACCAACCTCAACGGAGTGGCCCAGATTATTCAGCAGGAGATCCGCAACTTAGCCTCTTCGGACCCAGGTCTCGTGGGAGCCACAGTATTTTGGGACGCCAACAACCAGCGCTTCGACATCACTCCGTCCTCGAGTGGACCTACGTCGATGGTCAGCATGGGAAGGCTTCCTGCGGCAACCGGGTGGTTCCATTTCCCGTCGAACCCGAGCAACGGTGACACCATCAACCTGAATGGGACCTCGTTCACATTCGTCTCCACGGCACCGTTGACGAACCAGATCGCCATCGGCATAGACCTTCCGACCACGTTGCAGAATTCGTTGAGCGTGCTCCAGTCCAGCACCGATGTCAACGCCGTCAAGTTCAAGTATTGGGCGAACACCGACCATCTCTACCTCGAAGCGGCCGCGCCCGGTCCTGGCGGATCTGGCCTCGCCATCGGAGCGTCGGCGGCTGCGTCCAGCGGTGCCAATTTGACGGGCGGCACCGGCACGGACATCTCTGCGGTCGGCGGGTTCCAGCAAGGTCAGGGTGGAACGTCGGTGGTGGGAGTTCCGGCCGAGACGTTGCCCCAGGCTGTGGCCACGTTCGCCGATATCTCTGGAGATTGGTATGGCCTGATGTATGCTACGACCACTCCGCCGCCCGACGCCGACATTATCACGGCGGCCGAGCAGATCGAGGGTTACGACATCAGCAGGATTTTTGGTCTCACGTATCAGAAGACGGATGTCCTCGACTCTACGAACTCGGCCGACCTTCCGTCGCAACTCCAATCGTTGAAGTTGTCACGGACGTTCTCGACCTACTCACAATCGTCGCCTTACGCGGTGGCATCGATGTTCGGTCGGGCGTTCACCGTCAACTTCGAGGCGAGCAACACTACCATCACCCTCAAGTTCAAGCAAGAACCTGGGATCGTCCCCGAGACATTGACCGAGTCTCAAGCGCGGACGCTGCGCAACAAGAATTGCAACGTGTTCGTGAACTACAACAATACGACCGCCATCATCCAGGAAGGCGTGATGGCGAACGGTTATTTCTTCGACGAGGTGCATGGCACCGACTGGTTGCAGAACCGCATCCAGACCGACGTCTACAACCTCCTCTATCAATCGACGACCAAGATCCCTCAAACGGATGAGGGAACCCACAGGATCGTCAATACCATCGAGGCGGCTTGCATCCAAGCCATCGTCAACGGCCTCGGCGCGCCCGGAGTGTGGACGGCGGGTGGCTTCGGTCAACTCTCGCCCGGCGACACGTTGTCCAAGGGCTTCTACGTTTATGCGCCGCCTGTGGCAACACAGGATCAATCCGATAGAGAGGCGCGTAAGTCGGTGCCCATCCAAGTTGCACTCAAGTTGGCGGGCGCTATTCACTTCGTCGGTGTCATCGTCAACGTCAACCGCTGAGGAGGTCAGATATGCCATCTTATGTATATTCATTTCTCGACATCATGGGGGCCATCACTGGCCCCGGCATGTCGTTCTCGATCGGCATGGATGAAGGTATCGCCGAGGAGGGCATTACCATCTCCATGGACGAGAACAAGAACACCAAGACTATGGGTGCGGACGGATCTGGCATGCACTCACTCCACGCCGGCAAGGGTGGGGCGGTGTTGATCCGCACTCTCAAGACTTCACCACTCAACGCCATCTTGGATCAGGCGTATAACTTCCAGACAACGTCTTCTGCCAATCACGGGCAGAACACTATCTCCATTCGCGACGTGGCGCGTGGGGACTCCTTCACGGCCCAACGCGCGGCGTTTCGCAAATTGCCCGACAACTTGAACGCCAAGGATGGTGGCACGATGGAGTGGGCTTTCGATGCCATCATCGTCGATATGTTGATCGGCGATGGAACTCCTGCTGTAATCTGAGGTTAAGCCATGGAATTTGAGGTCAACGGTAGACAATACCATGCGGGTAAGATGAACGCCATGGATCAATTCCAGGTGCTCCGCCGCATGGCTCCTGTCATGGGTCCATTCGTGGAATTCATGGCGAAGTTGGGCGAGAGAGCGAAAGCAAATCAACCGATGAACCAGTCGGAGATGATGCAAGTAGCTACCCCATTAGCTAAAGCTATTGGTGACTTATCCGACGAGGTTACCAACTACATCTTCGACAAATGCTTGTCGCTGGTGGCGCGACAGGAGCCTGGGGATCGAGGGTTTGCACGCGTCTGGAATTCACAGGCCAAGCGTTTGCAGATGGAAGACATCGACCTTCCGACCATGATGCAGATTGTGCTCAAAGTGGTCGAGGGATCATTCGAGAATTTTTTTCTCGATCCTCTACTGTTTTCGAACGGTCCCCCAGGCCAAATGGGTGGACCCCGGTTGAACTCGTAGACGGACTTGATTTCGTGATGGCGCCGGTGAAAGCCGGCATGTGCCTTTACGAAAGCCTGATCAACGGAACTCTCGATTTGGCCGACATAGCCCTGATGAACGAGAAATTGGCCGTCGATAGTGAAAACGAGTATCGGGCTATAGAAGCCCTCCGTAAGAATAAGTAGAGGTCACTATGGCTAATGGTGCTGGCGGGGGTGGTGATACCAACATCCTCCAGAACTTTTTGATCAACCTCGGGTTCAGGATCGATGAGGCGACCCTGAACCAATTCAATACGAGTATCTCGCAGACAAACGTTTCCCTCAATAATTTTGTCACCAATGTCAACACCACGATCAACCGACTGAATTCTGGTCCTGGCGGACAAGGCCTCACTCGAGGCGGATCGTCGTTCTCTCGAGCGGCATTCAACTTCATCACCAGCACAGCTGGGGTGTCTGGATTGCCGGGAATGTCTCAGTTGGGAAACCTAGCTGCCGATGGCGGTGTGCTCGGCAGCATGGCGTTGGGGTTCGGCGTCATCGCCGCTGCGGCCGGTCTGGTCGCGTATCAAATTCCCAAGACGATTGTGCAATTCTCTCAATTGCAATACGCGGCGACGCGGATGCAGGCTGGGATCACAGACATCATGGCGTCCACCTATGCCGCCAAGCAATTGGGCGTCGATCCGACGACGATGACTAATTTCTTCAAGGACCTCCGGTATGGGGCGCAAACGATGCCCCAGATCATGGCCAACGTGATGCGCGTGGCCGGGGCTCATGGAACCACCCAGGAAGATCTGAAGGATCCAAACCAAGTTCTCGCCAATCTAGTCAAGGGTTGGCAAAGAATGAGAGCTGAGAAAGGGACCCAAGGAACTCTTCTTGCGCAAAGTCTTGCTGAAGGCATAGGGATAAAGAGAGAGGATTTCTTTTCGTTGATCAATGCTAAGCCTGGGGAACTCGATCAGCGAATTAAGGAAGTTAGAGAAGCTTATGACAACCTGGACGAATTGGGCAAAGGAAGCCAGAGATTGATGCAGTTGTGGAGAAAGATGGAATTGCAGTTGAATGCGTTCATCGACAACACTCTCAACAATGTAGAAAAAAATTTCGGTGATCTCGGCCTCGTAGTTGTTGGAGTGACAACGGCTTTGATTGCATTCGTCACAGCGTTGTATGGTGGTCGACTTCTCCTTGGGTTTTTGGCGCCAACTGCAGCCGGTGCCGGTGCTGCCGGTGCTGCCGGAGCGGCTGGTGCCGGTGCTGCGGGTGCTGGTGCTGGTGCTGCGGGTGCTGCAGCACGTGGGGCATCGAGGGGATTATTGGGGCGATTGTTTGGTGGCATCCTTACAGCCGGTTCAGTGTTCTTCGGATTACTCGAGTCTACGGATCGACCCGAGGACAACGAATTGAAAGGACTCTTGGGAATGCCTCTCGGCCCCAAGGGTGCGGCGGCTAAGTTGAAGAATGGTGCAGGAACAACCGATGGTGAGCCGGGCCCTACCTCTGAACCAAGTTTGATCCAGGCTCTGAAAGAGTTGACGTATGCCATCAAGGATTTGACCACAGGGGATAGTTCGTTCGCGCAGATAAAAGATTGCCTCAAACAACTTTGTTCCACGGCTGGTGGAGTTGTGGCTGCTTCCCTGGGTCTTGGTAAAAGCGGAGGTGGCGGCGGTGGTGGTGGGGATGACACCGGTTCCGGTGATGGGGCCAAGGCCAGAACCCCAAGTGGAGGAGGTGGAGGGGCCAGTCAAGGTGCCGGTGGTGGTGGTGGTGGAGGTCGCATTCCTCGTGGAGCTGGCGCCAGAATTGGTGTTGGAAGCCGGATGGGGGCTGGCCGGTGGTCGGGGACGCAGGCCAATGTCCAGTTCATTGTCATTGACGAGTTTCGTAAAGCTGGATACACCGACGAGGCCATCGCTGGGATGTTCGCCAACATAGCGAGCGAGAGTCACTTCGACCCAAATATCATCAGCAAACGAGGTGAGGTTGGATTGTGGCAATTTCATCCCCGGA